CAGTAAATTACTTAGTTGATTTCGGAGCTGATATTAGCGTACCTACTGGCGGAACCGTTGAAGAAATTACGGTTGCCATAGCCATTGGCGGTGCCACAATACCGGCTTCAACTATGACATCTACTCCTACCGCATTAAATTCTTACAATGCAGTTTCCAAAGCTGTTGTTGCCGATGTATGGCGCGGATGCTGTGAAACTCTTACTGTAAGAAATACGAGTTCGCAACCAATAAACATGCGTAATGCATTCATTGTTATAGGATAAGGAGGTACTTATGGACGGAATTTATAACTTAGAAGAACGACTTTGTCAGGAACTTGAGGACATCGGCCATAAACCTACTTGGGATGCTGGCGATCTTGAGATTGTTGACATGCTCGCTCACGCAATGAAAAATATAGAAAAAATTATTGAAAAGAAAGAGATGCCTGAATATAGTTCTCGTAATGGTGGCGGATATAGTTCTCGTTATGATGATCCTATGTATCGTAATAGCGGAATGAATTATGGAATGAATAATTACGCTAGAAACGGACGCTATAGCAGGTCTGGAAGATATAGTCGTAAAGGATACGATCGCGGATACTCAATGGAAATGGCAAATGATCTAAGAGATCTTATGGCAGATGCAGATGAGAGTGTAAAGCAGGATTTCATGCGTCTGATTAATAAGATTGAAAATAGTTGATTAGGTTAATTTTGCTGCAATGAAATAAATTTGTACCCTCCGTTAAAGTCGGTGAAAGCTCGGTGCGTCAATGAGAAAGGTGCTAATTAAAGATAAAAGGAGAAAATTATGTCTATAGAATATTTAGATAAAAATGGACTTAATTATTTGATGAATAAAATTAAACCTAAAGACGCAGAAGAAGATGGAACAGATATTTCGTTGATTACTACGGGAGAAAGATATAAATGGGATTCTACTTACGGGCAAATAAATGATAATGGGGATACAGACTCTATTCCGTATGTTTACCGTCAAACCGGTGGAGATTCTAAAGCTGGCAACCTCGAAAAGCTTGAGGAAATTGTTGGTGGGACGGTTGTGTGGAATCAGATATGTAATGACTCTAGCGTAACGGTTCCTAACAATCGTAAATATTACATGATCAAAAGCGGCACGGCATCAATCGGTGTAAGCGATGGGTCGGCTATAACTGGTTTGACAAGTGGAACGGATATCGTCATCGACCTTACCGCCATGTTCGGCTCAACCATAGCAGACTACATCTACTCCCTTGAACAAGCACACGCAGGAGATGGTGTCGCTTTCTTCAGGAAGCTCTTCCCGAAGGATTATTATGAATATGATGCTGGAACACTGAAGAGTGTTGAGAATCTCCAGAGCCATGATGTGGTTGGGTTTAACCAGTGGGATGAAGAATGGGAAGTTGGTGATTACGATAGAAGCGGACAGAAACGGGTCTACAATTCCCGTATCAGATGCAAGAATTTAATCCCCGTCTTACCAAATACTACGTACTACTTCATGATGGGAACAACATCAGGGGTAGCGTGGTGCTCTTATGATGGCAGTGGTGCGTTTATATCAAGTGCATCAAGAGCTGTAGGACAGGGAGGATTCACCATCCCAACTCCTGAGAACTGTTATTTCCTTGCGTTCGGCACTTGGGACGCATACGGTTCTACCTACAACCACGACATCTGCATCAACATCTTCGACCCGGCGAAGAACGGCACATACGAACCGTACCAGAAACGTAGCTACCCTCTTGACTCATCGCTTACTCTACTAGGTGTCCCGAAACTAGATGCCGCAAATAAGCTCTACTACGACGGTGATACCTACGAAGCCGACGGGACGGTTACAAGGCGGTATGGGATCGTGGATTTGGGGACGCTGACGTGGGCAAAATTTGATAGAGTTGCTGGAACAGATTGGTATTTTACAACAACGGACATCTCCCCGGCGATTAAACTGGTTAGCTCAACTTCTGATATTAGTAATGGCGTAATATGTCCAAAATACACACCGACATCTGGAGCAAACCATTATAACAATACTACCAGTTACGATAAGACAATGGCGGTGTGGGTAACTAACAACTTGTTTTCGATTGTTGATTTGTCTTACACTGATGCCGCCGCCTTCAAAGCCGCCATGTCAGGTGTATATCTCGTTTACGAACTTGCTATACCAATCACCGAATCCGCACAGCCTTACCAAGAACTTCAAGAGTGTGACCCGGCCGGTACTGAAGAATTCGTATACAACGACGACGTATCTGTAGAAATACCTGTAGGTCATACAACAAAATACATAAGTTCTATATCAGATAAAGTAGACACTCTAACTGATACGGTAAAGGAGCAAGAAAACATTGGATTTTACATAGATGAAGACGGAGATCTATGTCAGAGATAAAAGGAGAAAAAATATATGACAGATAATCATAAAATATTAAAAGATATAACTGGACAGGAAATAAATGAGACCTTAAAAGCCATTAAAAATGTCCTGGCTGGCGGCAAAAACAAAGGATATATTTACGGATTTTACATAGACGCAAATGAATCTGATCCCGAGGATAGGGTTACTTATTTAAAAGACGCTGTTGGTATGACTCCGGCCTATATGGATTACACTAATGGCGTATTTAATTATGGTTCTTGGAAAGATGCATTCTTTATGCCACGGCCATGTATGCTTAACTACGATGGCGAAGTAGATTATTATTTAGATCCTGATGACTATAGCAAAAAAATTGACGGCACACCATCTGATGTAGCTGATGAAACTTACGCTGGAAATGCCATGATGGAATGGGGTCGTGGAGGCTCTAAAATATGGTATAAGATAGTACCAGATACGCCAACAGTAAGTGAAAGTGCCAGTATTTATATAGCTGATCATCAGGTCGATGAAGGGTTTAATGCTTGGTCGTTTTTGAATAATCAGCGTGTTTATGTAGATCACTTTTATACACCAATCTATAACGGATATTATGACGGCACAAGGATGCGCTCTATAAGTGGTAAAACACCGACTGCAAGTTTAAACGCTGCAACTGAGAGAACCTATTGCCAGGCCAATAACACTACTTTACCGATTTGGGATACTGAAGTTTATTGTGATATTATTCTGATCAATTTCCTGTTGATTCTTATAAGTAAGTCTACTGACTCTCAAAGCGCATTTGGACAAGGAAATACTACTTCAGGTCAATCTGGAGTCTTAAATACTGGAACCATGGATGACAAGGGTATGTTCTACGGATACTCTACTACAACATCTGGTGTTAAGGTGTTTGGTATGGAAAACTGGTGGGGAAATTTATGGCGGCGTTTTGCTGGTTTAATTAATGACAATGGTATCGGAAAGTTTAAGCTTACCAGATCAACCCTCGATGGGTCTGGTGTTTCTGACTATGTTGTTAGCAATAGTTCATCTGATTATTCTGGATACTTAGTAGGAACAGCTATTCCGGAAAGTGGATGGGTTAAAAACTTTAGCTTTAGTGAGAAGCAGTTCATTCCTTCGACCGTTGAAGGTAGTAGCAGCACTTATTATGCAGACTATTTTTATTCTAATAACGGTCAAGTCGATTACGCCATCCGGGGTGGTCGCGCTGTCAACGGTTCCAGCTGTGGTTCTTGCTATTTCCGCCTGGACAACGCGTCTTCGGCTTCGTACTGGGACGTCGCGGCGGCTCCTTCTTGCAAACCAATAGAGTGATTAATGGGGATATAATTAAGACAGTTTATAACTAACAAGCTTAATATGGGCTATGGGTCATATATTCAGAAATATAATTAAACCTTATATTGATATACGGAAACTTAAAAAACAAATTGGTTATAACCAAAGGAAGGAGAATGAAAAATGTGGAAAAAGGTCGAGAACGGGGACTCTGTTAAACCAGAAAGCCTAGATACTACATCTAGCCGTAGATGGAATTATGTGCGTAAGAACTTTGAGTTAATTGAAGCAACTGATGATTATCCAGAACACTGGGAATGGATGGAAATTAAAGTTTTAAAAGATGACTGGGAAACATACAAAGAAGTTATGGATCATAGCGATGCTTTAGATGATGTTTACGCAGCACTTACCGAGCTTGCAGAAATGGTGGTGGGATAATGGCTAAGATCTATTACAGAAAATATTTATCAAGAATTGAGTCAGGTGAAATAACTTTAGAGGAAGCCTTGGCTTTAATAGACTATGAAGTTCCTAGAAAATGGCACGATGCCGTAAAGGAACTTTTATTACAGCTTGAAGTATAAAATAGTTTATTTATCTTTTGTGATGGCGCTATGTTTTTATAGTGCTGTTCAGCCTCAGTAGCTCAATTGGCAGAGCAGCTGATTTGTAATCAGCAGGTTGTAAGTTCAAGTCTTACCTGGGGCTTTATTAGGCAAGCTATCCTAATTGGTAAGGAGCCGGTCTTGAAAACCGGTGATGCCTTCGGGCACTGGGGGTTCAAGTCCCTCGCTTGTCGTTATGTGCCAATATGGAGTAATGGTATCTCAGCAGATTGCTAATCTGTCCAACTTTCGAGTTGTCCACGTTCGAATCATGGTATTGGCGTAATAAAATAAAAGGAGGCGTTAAAATGCCAGTAAGCAAAGTAGGTAGGCCTTCGCAAACAAAGGCAGAGCGCGAGAAAGAAAAGCGGCAAAAAGCTAAACTCGCAGAACTGCAAGAAAAAGACCTTAAGGCAATGACGAAAGCTGAATTGGTCAAATATACGGAGGATTTACAAGGAAAATATAAGAAAATGGAAGATGGCGCGTTTTGCTATATTTGCGGCAAACACAAGTCAAAATCAGAATTTTATAAAAGCACGGATCCTTTATGTAAAAGCGGAGTTGCTCCGGTATGTAAAGACTGTGCTAAAGGAATAGCAAGAAGACGAGATAAAAACGGCGACGACCACTCTCCTACCAAGGAATCTGTGCAGTTGGCGCTTTTTTATTTGAATAAACCGTTTTTTGAGCATTTATGGGATTCAAGTATTGATGAAAGTAATAATGCTAATAACGCTACTAAAAATCCAGATAACTACGATGTTTATGCGTCATATATTAAGAATATAGCTATGCACCAATATAACGGTTATACTTGGCGTGATTCTGATCTTTTCAAAGAAAAAGTAATTTATGAAGATGAGAAAACCGTTGAGAGTGTTATCGAAGGTCGCGAAGATCAAGATACATATCGGGATTTTCTGAAGAACAAGAAGGACGTCAAGAGATTGTTGTCTTACGATCCTTTTGAAAAGGAAAGTCTGGATGATCAGCCATTTTTGTATAGTCAGCTGTTGGGATTGTTGGATGCTTCTGAGGATGCTAATGATGATATGATGAGAACTGCTAGTTGTATTTCAATAGTGCGCGGATTTCTACAGCAATCAAAGATTGACGATGAGATTGCTAAGATTATGGCGGATTATCATGGTATTGAGAAAAATGCCGGAACTATCAAGAGTCTTCAAGATAGTAAATCCAAAATTACCAGTCAGATAAAAGATTTGGCTGCTGAGAGCTGTATTAGCTTGAAGAATAATAAGACGGCGAAAAAATCTGATAACACATGGACCGGAAAAATTAAAAAGGTCAGAGATCTTAATTTAAGAGAAGGTGAAGTTAATGGCTTCGACCTTAATACTTGCAGAGGTATGAGACAGGTTATGGATATGAGTAATGAGTCTCTTATAAGAGCGCTTAAATTAGATGAATCGGAATACGCAGATATGGTAGCAGAACAAAGAAGATTAGTGACTAAATATTCTCAAGAAGCGGCGGATTATAAAGAAATATCTAGAGTATTGCTTCGAGAGAATTTGGATTTAAAAAGTGTTATTGAAAGTAACAACATCGATATCGAAACCGATTATGTAAACTTAGAAGAGTTGTATTCTCCATTTTCGGAGATTCAAGAACAAGAGGAGGAAAATGATGGGCAGACCGATAATTGATTTAATAGACGACTTTTTAAAGAAGATAGGTGATGTACATGATGGAACAATACCAAGTGACAGATGACCTATCTTTTGTTAATTTTAAGAATCAATGTTTACAAGATTACAAAGTATATGTGAAACCTGGTGTTTATGCTTTATCTGATAGAAAAATTGAGTCGTTGATAAATATAGCAAGAATTCAAAAATATTATCAGTGTAATCCTGTAAGGTTTATAAGTGATTGGTTTAATATTGAACTACTGGATGCACAAGCATGGATTTTAACTCAATCATGGAATTGTCCTAATGTACTGTTATTGTGTACGAGGGGTTAATAGAATAAATGTTTATAAACCAGATGGCATATCTGGTCTTTTTTAATTTTACTTGGACTTCCGGCTGTTTTCCGGTTTTGTCCTAAATAAATTCAGGCTGTTCTCCTGTTCTTTACTTTAATTTAAGCAAAGGAGAAATGAACTATGAGTAAACAATTTGTATTTACAGACGATCAAAAAGAATATTTATTTGAGAATTATTTGAAATTTCCATATCAGTATTTTGCTGATTTATTTGGTTGCAGTAAGAGGCAAATATCTCTTTTATTACAGCGCAATGGACTTTCAAAAGGTAAGGGATGGACCTGTCATGGTATATTTAGTGAATCAGACGATGAATATATTAGGAAAAATTATCTTATTAAATCGTATACTGAAATTGCTAAAGATCTTGGGTATACGAGAAAACAGGTTGACGCAAGAGCGAGATATATAGGACTCAGAAAAAATCGTCAAATTAATGATGATTATTTTGATAAAATAGACACTCCGTTAAAAGCGTATTTTCTTGGTTTTATTTATGCTGATGGTTGGGTTGTTTATAAACCTGAACGAAATAATTATGAATTTGGTATGCAGTTACAAGCCGGTGATTCATACGTTTTAGAAAAATTAAATTACGAATTAGGAAATCAAAATATCATTGCACATAAAAAACCACATGATGGCGAAATTTTAGGAAAGAAAATACATATTGGTCCAATTGATTCATTGCGTGTATACTCTAAGCATTTAGTTGAGTCATTAATGGCTAACGGGATAGAAACAAATAAGTCGCAAAAAGATGTTTATCCTATTGTCGAAGAAAAATTTTTCTTTGATTTTCTTAGGGGATATATTGATGGAGATGGATGTTTTTATACTGATGATAAATGGACTTATATGCATATTACTAGTGCATCTATAGCTCCTTTGGAGTATATACAAAAGAAATTACTTAATTACGATATAGAAACAAGAATGTATACAGAGAATGAGAAAAAACATCGTTTAATGTGTATAAATACAAATGAAGTGAAGAAATTAGTAAGTCGTCTTTATTATGAAGATGGCTTATTTTGTTTGTCAAGAAAATATGAAAAAATTGAACATTTATTAGGCTCCGCTGCGTAGAAATACGTAGGCAATAAGGGCGGAAAATCGGTAAACACTAAGTCGAAATGATATGTCGATACCGAGGTAAAGTACAGATTGCGAAAGGCTGTAGCTCACCGTAACGCATAGGCAATGAATAAATATAATTTGCCCAAGAGTCCGCCCCGCCTTACCTTTAAGTTGAAGGCGAAAATGTATGCTAGACTGGACCAGAATTGACTGGTCGATGAAAATGAGGGAAACCTCCAGAGCCAGAGATAAAAAACTCTGGGTTAATAACAACGTTTGGGAAAAGTACACTTATCGATCTGATGTTGATGGCGAAAGGTATGTTATTTAATAATTACTGGAGTTATATCGCATCGGGAAGTGGTAGTCAAGCACAAAATACATTTACAACTCTTGAAAAAATTGCCAATAATAATATTGACACTATGGTTGGGTCTACCGGAGAATTGTTTAAAGCTGAATTAGTAATTCCCAGTGCATCTGGGGACGGTTTTAGTCACAATCCTGATGGATTTAAGTACACTTTAAACAACGGATCTATGGGGTTAACTCTCAATAGTAATTTTGATAAACGACGTGGATTAAGAGGAAATGTTGTATTTGACGAGGCAAGTTTTTTGCCGTCCTCGTTGCTGGCTGCATACGCAGCTTTTGCTATTGTTAATAAAAGTTTCAAATCTGGTAAAGATAGAGACGGAAATGTGTTGGATATGAATGCAATTAGAAGTATCCCGGAAGAAATTCCAAACCAATTGTTCTACATCTCCTCTGCTTCTTCTACCGATATGGAATATTATACGATATATAGAGATTTTAGCAAGAGAATGTTACTTGGTGATCCAAATTTCTTCGTTGCACAAATTACTTGTGATGTAGCTTTTAAGCCGACAATGCATGGTAAGCTAGTATCTCCTCTTTTAACTAAAGATACTGTTGACGCCGCCATGAGACAGAATAAATTCAAGGCTCTACGCGAGTACTACTGTCGGTTCTCTACAGAGGGGACGGAAGATGCGATAATTAAACGTGCTGCGATAATTCGAAATGAACAGACTTATAAGCCGGTATTATATAATGATACTGGTGATAGAAAAATTGTTATCACATATGACCCAGCTAGAAGCAGAGATAATTCTGTAATTTTAGTTGGAGAAATATATGAAGATAAAGATATAAACGGTGATGTTGAATATAAAGGTCGTTTATTGAATTGTATAAATCTTTTAGATGTAGGAAAGAAACGTAAATCTCCTATGCAAACTCCAGATCAGGTAGAGTATCTTAAAGAAGTTATTCTTGATTACAATCAAGGTGGCGATGAAAATTATTCTAATATTGTAGGTATATATATTGACGCCGGATCTGGCGGTGGTGGCGTAAATATAGCTGATTATTTGATGGAAGATTGGAAAGGTAAAGACGGAAAGATGCATAAAGGACTCATAGACAAAGAATATTCTTCTGATTATGTAAAAAAGTTTCCAAATGCGGTTAATAAGATTCATCTTATGTCTCCTACTAAGTATAAATCCGAAATGTACGAGGCTATGATTGAGATGGTAAATCAGAACAAGGTTACGTTTCCTGCCTCATATGACGGTAAAGGGTATTTAACTATTTTCGACATAGATCAAGACAAATTGGAAAAAGAAAAGGAAAAAATATCCAAGAAGCTAAAAGCGAAAAAATTATCAATTGACGAATATAATATTCAAATGACTGAAGAATTAAATAATCTACAAAATGTAAAAACTAGAACTGAAAAATTAGATTGGGCAGAAGAAGCTGCTCTTGCCGGTATTGACGCTCTTAAAGAAGAAATGGTTAATATGGTTCGAATAAAAAGAGAATCGGGAAAAGATAGTTTTGAATTAACGCCCGAAAAACGTAATTCTCTTAATGACGACCGTTCATACTGTATGAGTCAATACTGTTTCGCACTTCAACAAGAACGTCGTAAGAATATTACTGGAAAAAGAAAAACTATAGATAGTGTTGAAGAATTTGTCTCTTCTCTCCCGATGAAAGCTGGATGGAAGAGATCTACATTTATATAAGAAAGGAGGGAAGGCATGGCTACTTTAAAAGAAAAAAAAGAACAACTAGAGAAATATCAAAATGATTTTAATGGAATATCTACTTTTGCCGAAGATGGCATCAGTAAGGCTATTAAAGCATTAAGAGATGTTCAATCTACTACTATCAACAGAACTATTAGAACATTTTCAAAAGAAACTCTAAGGACGTATTTACAGAATATTAGCAGTAATGAACAAAATCTAAGAAATCTATCAAGATTTTTAGTTTATAGGTCTCAGGTTTATTACCGTATTATTATGTATTATGCGACTATGTTATGTATGGAAGCCAGAACAGTAATTCCTCCTTATGACCTTACTGCTCCACTCTCCCCAGATGAGATGCTGAGAGTTTACCAAGATAGTTTAGCGGTTCTTGATACTTTAAATTTACAATATGAAATGCTTAAAGCTGCTATTGTATGTTGGAGAGAGGATGTGTTCTACGGGTGCAATTATTATGACGGGGAAACACATTTTATATATCAATTAGATCCAGACTACTGTAAGATTAATGGGCAATACGGTACCGGCGATTTTGCATTCTGTATGGATATGACATACTTCAGATCGCGCCAGGCTTTACTTGAGATGATTGGTGAGCCATTCACTTCTATGTATAATGCTTTTGGTGGCAACAACGATGAAAGATGGCAACAGATGCCAGATGAATATTGCGTATGTTTTAAAATCCGTTCTGAAGATTGGGAAACTGTAGTTCCACCGCTGGTGGGGATATTCAATGCTTTAATTAATCTTTCAGATCTTGAAGATATTGAAGCCATTGCCGATGAACAAGCAATTTATAAACTTTTGTGGCTTGAGTTACAAACTATAAATAATACAGATAATGTTGATGATTGGAAGGTAGATCCTGAAGTTGTCAAACAGTACTACAATAGGATGATCAGAGAAGCGTTACCAGACTATGCAACTGCGGTTATATCTCCGGTTCCGATTCGCGAAATATCATTCCCATTTGACGCCGCATCTGATACTACTAAGGTTCAGAAAGCTACGGAATCTGTATTGAATACTTCTGGTGGTGCTCAGATATTAAATTCCGCAAGCATTTCAGGAGCTGAAGCTTTTAGGGCCGCTATGAAGTCGGATTCGGCTTATGGATTAGGAACATTACTCAGTCAAATTAATAGTTGGCTTAATCGTTTCTTGAGTTATCAAGTAAGTACACCTTGTGAGGTAAAGCTCTTTCCAGTCACGCCGTATACCAAGGCTGATTTTAGAAAAGAATTAATTGAGAATGCTCAATATGGAGTTCCATCAAAAATGGCGATCGGCGTATTATCTGGATATTCAGAGCGTGAAATTCTTGCTATGAATTATCTTGAAGAAGATGTTCTTCAGTTGTCTCTTCGTTTCAAGCCTCTTCAAAGTTCTTATACTCAATCTGGTGCTCCAGAAGAAGGTACGGATCCTCAGGAAGGTGGTCGTCCAGAAGGCGAAGTTACCGATGCATCTGACGCAGATAAGGATAAGCGCGATAAATCTAATGGGTGATAAATATGAATAAAAAATACAATTTTCTAAAAACAACATTCCCAGATACCGCCGAGCAATTACTCAAATTGGGTTATGAGCTTGTCAGCAAATCTGGGTCTACATATATATTTTATAACAAGGGAACAGAATACCTTAAATTCGCGAAAGAAAATAAGGTGGTTCCTACAAACATTTTATACACTTAAAGAAAGGCGGTGATTATATGTATACCATAGATGGCAATAATATTACTCTAACTCGTGGCGATACATTATACGTCCAAATTAATCTTACTAAAGATGGCGAACCGTATGTGCCGCAAGAAGGAGATACAATACGTTTTGCCATGAAAAAAACTTATAAAGATCCCGACTCTGAAGTTCTGATTAATAAGCAGGTGCCAATTGATACTCTTATTCTTACAATTGATCCTGATGACACTAAGGAATTAACTATGTCACGCTCATATGTTTACGATCTCGAACTCACGACTAGTATCGGAGAGGTCTATACATTCATCGCCGGAAAATTTAAGCTTACCGAGGAGGTGTTATAATTGAGTGACTTTCCTGGTACTGCTGAAATAATTGGTATTGGTCATTTATCTGGAAATTTAGGAGGAACTGCTCAACTAGACGGTGAAATTGATTTGCCGAAACATATCATGTATAGAGACTACGAAATACTTGATAATCTTCCGAAAATTGAAGGAGTTACATTAATTGGTGACAAAACCTATGAAGAATTAAATCTGCTCAGAATCTCAAACACTGAGCTAGAGGAACTTTTAAAGTAAGGAGATGAGTAAAATTGGCCAAGAAATATTTAGATTCTGATGGTTTGCTATACTTATGGCAAAAAATCAAAAATTTATTTGCAACCAAGACTGATGCGGTTAAAAACATTACAAGGTCCGGCACCACCTATACTGTGACCAGGGCCGATGGCACAACTTTCACATTTGACCAGAAGGATTACTTACCTGCCAATACTGCACCGCTCATGGATGGGACAGCAGCTATAGGTACTAGTGAAAAGTATGCTAGAGAGGATCACGTTCATCCATCTGATAGTTCTAAGGTAGATGTATCACTTATTGGGGCGGCAAATGGAGTGTGTCCACTTGACAGCACAAGCAAGATCAATTCGTCATATCTTCCTAGTTATGTTGATGATGTAATTGAAGTTTACCCAAGAACTGGTGCCACGGTACTTTCGTCTAGTTGGTTTTCAGAGACTGGAGTAGACGGGGCAGCATTAACA